CACTTCCAATTTTAGCAAGTTTATCTACTTCGTTGGCCTGAATAAATTGTCTGGCATCTCCACGAACCCCCAAGGAATCAATGGGGGCAAAATCCCTGAATTGAGTTTCTGTTGAGGCTCCAGAACCCATAGTCTCTAAATATGGATTCTCATTATAATGGGTCATTTTTGTAAATCTGTTGGCGGCGAAAACAGCTGATACATGATCCTTACCACTAAGGAATGTGTGGCCATCTTCTTGTCCTCTTTTTTCAGGCTGTTCATCCGGAAGAAACGTACCACCCATTCGAAGGCCAGCAGAAGAAGATGACTGGTCGTTGTCCATGTAGCCTTTTGACAAATTGTTAAAAGCTATAAGTGCATCTTTTTCTAAAGATTTCAACGCCTCAAGATGACCATCGCCGTCTGCTGCAACGGTAGGGCCGTAAGGCTTCCCTGTTCCGTCGTCGATAACGGACATGGGGGTACGGTCTTCAGAAATTGGGTATTTGTTCGCTGATTCGGGGCCTTGAAATTCTGGCCGTCCAGGTTCAGAAACACCTCGGGTTTTTTGGTTAAGATATGAACCAATAGTATCCTTGGCATGATTCGTTAAATCATCCTGGCCGATCATAACCTTACCGGAGTTACCGGTAGATTCGAACGTTCCGGAACCTTTGGGATATATCTTATCAGAGGACATTTATGCCTACTCCTTTTCTTCTTTTTTCTGGTTGTGATCCTTAATCATCTCTTCCACCGTTTCTTTTCCGGTGGCAGCCTTTTCCTTTAATTTCTTTTCCATGTCTGCTTGCATTTTTTTCATGGCTTCAATAGTAGAATTAGTTTGTTCCGGTGTTTGACCGACAGACTTAGACATACTGGCAAAAGCCGCACGGGCATCGTCAGTTGTTAAAGAATTTCGAATTTCATCAAGCTCTTTCTGTTTTTCCGCAGCTAGGCCTGCAACATAATTAAGTATACCTCTCCTCTTTTCTTCACCTTCTACGGCGGCTAACATATCTTCCATACCGTCTAGTTTCATCAAAGTATCCCATATGTCATTTACCCCGGATTTAGGATATACTACCTTCTTCCGTTTTTTGTTGTCACCTTTCTTTTTATCACTCATTGTTTCACCTCTTGAAAGTCTACATCTATTCTACTATAATCTACTGCATAGTAACCATCATTATTGAGAACAACAGCCTCGGGTACCCTGCGCAGCAGCTCTTGAGCCATAACGCCAATATATTGCTTACTTTCTGGATCATTTTTATAACTGAATGTATACACGTTAATTCCCGACTTCGATTTACCCAATTTCTTAATATTGTTCTTAAGTCGAATATCAGAATTCTCGATTGAGCTACCGCCGCGATAAGTTGGCTTAGGATACCATGGCTTACCATGTGAGGCTACATCGAGGGCCTTACCGATTCGTTTGGAATCCATGACGACTGTTACATCGAGCTGAACATGCATTGCTTTTGTTTCCACGACAACTTTCTTCTTGCCTGTCAAAACAGCGTTAACAGCTTTCAGCTTAACATCTCCAGACATAATTCTCTGTGTAACAGCGATAGCTTCGATGGCTTCATCTACTTGGCCTAAAATATCTTCCATTACGGAACGAGTACCAATGGCTATGGCAGTAACCTCTTGAAGACTTTCTGCAACTCCAGACAAGGCGGGAGCCTTCTCGATTTGTGGCGATACGATCTTGTTAAGAATACCCTTCATTATGCCAATGCCGCCGACGGTGACCATTGCAATGACCTGCAAGATATCTTTTGTCACGTTCATCATGGTATTAGCCATCGCAGGAGCAAAGACATTTGCTGTGATCCTGACCATTGTATCAAGCATTCGCATGTAGGTGTCTGTTATCCCTCTGGCGAACCAATGGAACTCAAAACCTACATCCCACAAGGCATTATATAAGGGACCCGCCGCCCAAGCTGTCAAGAATTTTGTCAACGCTGTTGCTGTTGAAACTATCGCATCCACTAGTGCTGGACCAACCGAAGCAACAACCTGGTAGGCTGCAACAAAGGCTTGTTTGATAGCAACTGCAAGGCCTTGTAAAGGCGCCGTCCAATATGCAACAAACGAATCGAATAAGTCTCCAACAGCATCCCCAAAGGACTTGACCATTTCATAAGTCTGTACCAGTGCTTCCTTAGCGGCTTCTGGCACGATGGCAAGGGCCTCAATAACTGCAGGTTTAAGGATGGCGCCAAGCTCTCGGAACACTCTTCCAACTTCTTGCATAATTCCCACAAATACATCTATAATCATATTGACGCTTTCAACCATGGCAGATTTCATCATCTTCATGGCATCAGCAGCAACCTGTGCCATTTCCTGTTTCATGGGCTCGAGACCTGCAGTCATACCTGCCGTAATCTGAGAACCAGCTTCAACCGCTTTCTTGGATGGAGAGAAGATTGAGAATGCACTCTTAACAGATTCCCAGGCAGCCTCTGCTTTTTCAAACATTTTGTCTTTTAGATTCGCGACACCGTCGAGAATACCTTTGACGATATTTGACCCAGCCTCTAATGCCTTTGATGGACTTATGGCTCCTGTTAGAAAATCCCACGCTAAGGTCGCTATAGCTTTTATCTTTTCTGGAATGGCAGAAAATACCGTGACAATGGTTTCAATAATGCCAGAGAAAAACGTAAATGCTAGACGGAAGGGCAGAGTATAGATTTCCCAAGCCTTTAAGGCAATAGCTTTAATCGTATCAACGATTGTCCAGAAAACGTCAACAATCGTGGTAATAACCCCGACAATCCAGTCATAGGCTCCAGAGAATGCCCAAACCACCATATCCCAGGCACCGACTGCAATGGCCGTTATGCCGTCTATAATATCGAAAAAGGTCTTAATAAGAGAATCTACAACATTCCCAGCCATGGATTCTGCTTCTTTTGAATTTCCGCCTGTAATTCCCCATGCCATCAAGAATTCGAAAATCAGGCCTTTTGCCCAATCATAAATCCAGGTTGCAAAACCGAGAAGGGTATCTTTAGCAGATTTCAAGGCGTTCAAGGCGGTGTCTGTGATACCCTTGATAATTTTGGCCCTATATTTTGGATCAGAAATGAAGTCAACCGCGAATGTGAAAATCACAGTTAGCATTTCACCCAGTTTTGTAATTAACCAAAGCGCTGCTTTAGGTAAATAGATGAAGACACTCTTCAGTATAAACCCTAGCCCAGTAAGAACTATCTTGCCTGCTAAGACAAACAATTGAGGGATTGCAGCGATGGCCCACTGTATTTTAGCCTTAATGAGATCGACTATACCCGTAAGAATCTTGTCAACACCTTTCCTCACCAACTCGAAGCCGCCCTCTTTTCCTTGGAAAATCATGAAGAAACCACGAAGCATATCTCCAAGTCCAAGGAAGATATTCAGAAAGCCGCTCAATTGCTTTTTCCATACCTCAAAGACTTGACCAAGGCCGAGCTTGTTCATAATTTTTTCGACGTTGCCTAACAGATCTCCTATAAAGAATCCAAAATCTTCAATCACCGAATCTGGCATTAACCCTAAGGTGAGAGCATCTAGAACTGAGGCTGCACCAGCGGCAATATGGGCTTCCTGTTTGCCCATTTTTTCCTCCATCATCGGTCCGAGTCTTTCATATTCTTTTGACGCATCCATGGCGACCATTGCAACAGCTGCTACGACAGCAGTTTTTCCCAGAATACTTGCACCATGTTTGGCGAAGAATTTCCCAATACCCTTACCAGCGCTTTTTGCACCGGTTTGGACGCCCTTTCCGAGAATCTTTGTAAACCCCTTTGAGATGTAACCCTTGAGTTTCGCTACGACTGGACCCAAGAAGGTCGAATAACCCCAAGATAATATCGCGCCTTTCATTTGCCATAATACGTAGATCGCTAGAAACTTGAGAACCCATGGGCCCAAATTTACAAACAGAGCTTTAAACAACTCTTTAAGGGCGGGCCACAATTCGTTTTGCAATACGGGCATCAATTTTTTCCAAGCATCGCTCAAGGCTTTAACGAATCTATTTCCGCCTTTGCCTTCTGCCTCTTTTTTAGTTTTCTTTGCAAAGGCTTCCGTAATCCATTTCGCAAGGTTGGTAAGTCCAGAAGCTATCTTAGACACTAGCTTAGGCAACAAGTCTCCCAAGGCAACTAGTGCCTTATACAGAAAATCTTTAATCTTTGTCCACAATTCTTGCAGTTTGGGCTTTAGATCCTTCCAATACTCGGCAACTGATCCCCAAAGGTTGGTCAGCAACTCGGTAAACGCTTCAGCAAATGGGACGTTTCTACCCAAGGCTTTTTCAAAGATCAGAAACGCCTTTTCGATACTCTTCATAAACGTCTTAACAATCTTATTATCAAAAAGCGCGGTAAAAGCATCCATAAGGCCGCCAGCCTTACCCATAATTCTACCAATGATTGCACCAACTTTTTTACCACCTTTAAAGAATGTCTTAAGGAATTTCTTGATTGTCTTCCTAAGTTTTCTAAACTTGGGAGACATCATGATACCTTTCTTCATACCAGCAATAAATTGAGCTAATGGACCTCCTTGAGCTCCACCGCCACCGCCGCCTTTAGTGAATTTCTTCATCTCTTTGGCTAATTCTTGCATGGCTTCTGCAGGACTAACATCTTCCTTTGCCTGTTCTGCCGCTTCAGCAAATTCGTCGAAACTTACGTCTTCGGTAGAGGTACTAAGCGCCATTTTCAGGTCTTCAGCGGTGGTTCCTGCTGCATCGGCCATAGCCTTCAATTCGTGTCGAGTCAGATCCCCAACTGATTTTCCTGTGTCTTCGAAGGATTTTCTTAACATATCCATTCTTTCGGCTGGACTCTCTGCATTCATCATTGCCATGGTATCGACATTCATGCCCATGACTTCGTTTAATTTACCAGCAGATTCTGCAGCACCTTCGAAACTATCAAACTTGTCCATCATTCCCTTTAGGGATTTGATCGAGACACCTAAGGCGTCGGCATAACCAGCAGTTGCAACCATTTGTTTCTGGGACATGTGGCCGAACGTTTCAAAGTCCTTACCTAACTCGCTCATATTTTTACCGACAGCTTTTGCACTAACGCCCATTGATTTGGCCATACCAACTGTCATCTGAGCTGTTTCGGTAGCGGATTCTTTCATGGACTGCCCGGAAGCCTTGGCGTTAATAGCCATTGTCTTCATCGCCTCGTTGGAAAGATTCATACCCTTGTTGAGCATCATCATCTCGCCTGCAGCTTCGGAAAGTTGGCCCTTTAGAGCCCCAAATTGACCACCCATGGATTTGGCCATCTCGGTAGCATATTTCAAAACGTCGGCTTTCTTCCCAATGACGGCTTTCAGCCTAGTACCACCTGCAGCCAGATCCGACTGAGTGTCCCTGATGCCTTCGTACATTTCCATGACGGCAGCACCTTCGCCGCTTTCTAGTCTACCGAATTCTTCCCTTACTCCGTCAAGTGCTTCACGCCAACCGCCGCCGCCGCCTCCCCCGGATTGAGCCCAGCCCCAAAGGGCTTTCATAGTACCGGAAACTGCGCCGATCAAACCAGAAGCAGCACCGGTGATGACTCCAAAACCAGCGGCAGCTGCCTGAGCTCCGGCGGCCACTCCAGCCAGGGCACCAGTTAAGGCTCCAGCTGCGGCCTTGGATGCATTGGCTTCGCCTGCAAGGCCAGAGAAACCAGCCTTGAGTTTTTCAATCATTCCGCCAGAACGCTCTTGCTCATCGGTTTGGCGCTTCATTTCTTCTGTCAATCGGGAAGTTTCATCCGTAGTTTGACGAATTTGATCCTGACCATCTTCTATCAGCTGATTGAATTCTGTCTTTTTATCCGTATCTTGACATTGTGCATTAAGCTCACACAATTTCTGCATAAGACCGATTTGTTCGCCCAACGCTTGATTAACACCCTGAATGTGAGACTGTTGCTCTTTCAGCATGTCTGTCATGGCGCCCATCACTTCTGCTTGGGCACCAAAATCTGGGGAATCACCACCGGCCATACACTAACTCCACAAGTTATTATAAACTAACTCTCTAGTTTATAAATATGCACAAACGAAAAAAGCCACAATTATAGTGGCCAATTCGTTCCAGTGTATCGACTATAAGCCTTTGCGGCTTTGTTCTTTTTTTCTACTAAAGCTTCAATTTGCTTAAGAGAGGTCTTTTCGTTGTGAAGTCCTTCATACAAATTACGACTTGCGTTTAACACGCTTTCGAACGCTCTTACCTGCTTTAGCGGTCCGGTTATTTTTAACTTCTCTTTTCTTCCTGTTATGTACAGGACGCTTTCCGTCATCAGGCTTTTCATTAGAAACCTCCACAATCTCATTTTGTAGATAAGTATTCTGGCCCTTGACATATTTCCTATATTCTGCTTTCTTTGCGACTTTTTCATCCCAAAAAGCGTTATAAGCCCAAACAATACGATATCCATCGTTCGGCGTCATAACTTGTACGGCATTTTCATCCAGATACGCAGTCAAGATTTCTCCATAAAGGGGTCGCTTCATCCATGGAACCTTGAAATAAATTACGTCGCCAGCTTCAACTTCTTTAACATCGATCATAGCGTCTCCTCAATCATTTTTTCCAGGTGGCCTAGGATGGTCTTTGTGCTCTTTAGTGCGTTATCAATATGATCCTGTTCTTCTGTATCCCAGTCAATACAAGCAATCCACCTAAGGTCTCGATGATGCTTATATGCTAACAGCCAATAACTTCCTAAATCTTTCATGCATCGTATCCGTGCTTTTGTTGCCACGCAGAAGAAGCCTGAATAAAACTTTCTTCCATTCTCTTTTTTTCCTCTTCTAAGACCATTTTGGAAGTAAGATAAACCTCTCTTAAGTCCTCTGTATCTCGGTCGTGTTCGAGTTCTTCCATAACCAAAGTCAGAGCCTGATACTGCTCAACCATTTCTGAAAATTTTTCCAAAAACATAAAGCTGCCGACAAACGACATTGCATCAGCATCAGCCTTTTCGAATGGTGTCATTGGTACCAGTGTTTCTCGAATTTTTGCAGACGATTTTTCTTCTTTCATAGCAAGACTCCTTATAAAATTATCTTGTATAGATAATTTAATTCTATTGTAGCCAAATTTGCACAGATTTTACAAAAAAAAGGCGAGTTTTTAACTCGCCCCTTATTAGGTAAACCTTCTCAATTTCGCAGGAGGTGCAGGTCTCATTCTACCCATCAAAGATCTCATTTCTGGAGTATTCTGATGATACGCATGAGTAGGTGGTGGACTGCCTGTATCTTCCGTTGCTTTCTTGATTTCTTGCATCAACCTCTGGAGAAACCATATTCTCTGCCAAATAGGCATCCAATAAGACTCTTTGTAGGAAAATCCCATATAATACATCAGGAGGAATATCTGATCTAAGAATATGGCCTTTGCCTGAGATGCTTCTTCAGCACTATCAGCGTTTGCTATCAGGCCAAAAAAACGAGGCCCCTAACGGCATAGGCACCTCCGAAGCCTCAAAGCAATGGGGGCATACAATATCTTGTTTCATTTCGATGCCAGGTTCATTATCATCCATAAATCTACGCAATGCTAGAGAATACTTTGATGGCATTTTCTGCACAAACATGCTGATCTTTGTACGATCATCAATTCCGTTGACCGATACAATTTGGTATTGGTAACGAGTTGTGATTAATTGAGACGACTCCATTCCTTGCTTTTTCTTTCTATCGTTCAACTGGGAAATAGCAGTTTCGTCATTACCATCTAGATAGCGATATCTAATCGTAAGCTTCTCATCTAATTTTGCCTCAAAAATATTCGCTCCTGCAGCCACTGGCTCATGAATCAAACGTTTGATCGGCAGGGTCGAAAGATTGAAATCCTGTCTAGATCTTTCATCACAGGCAGGACATTGCACTTCAATCGAGTACTCGGAACCATAACCCGTAATTCTTAAAGCTGTCATGATCGCGTTACGATCACCAATCAACAAAGTATTGGGATTGATTCTCTTATCGACAATACAACTTCTCAACAATTCGGTAATAACAGTGCCTTTCTTAATCAAGGCCCGAGAAGTCAAAATATCTTCCTCGTGTGCAGTCATTGCACGAATATCTATTGTCTCTTGCATATGTAATGGGTGATCTGCAGGATAAACCATTCCTCTACTTGGAATAGGGACACTCTCTACAGGGATTTCTAATCCAAATTCATCCGCCAGAACATTTCCTGTTGGACCTTGCCATCCGGCGGCACCAGGAGGTGGTGTACTTCCACCTTGACCAGGGTTTCCACCGGTGAAAACGTCGTTTCCACTTCTTTTCTTGCTCATTTTTACTCCACAAAACTGATTATATAAAATTAATCAACTAAAACTTTACATTGATAGTATAATTCTATCGCTGAGTGCTGTAAACCCTAAAATTGAGATTTTATGATCGGCGGACTTAGAGCCCGCTCGACCAAGAAATTCAATATCAGAATTGCAGTACGCAGTTATCAAATCTAACTGAAATAGATATTTCAGCTGGTGCACCATCTTCATATGAAAGATCTCCAAAGCCTGCCTGAGTGAGGAAGGCTCCCTTGATATCCCAAAGTTCGATGACTGTACCGATTGGATCAACCAACTTAAGTTGGCAATCTCTCTTGTAAAAATCTGCGTAACCAGCTCGACCTGAGACAGACTCAAAGTGAGTTCTAACCCATTCCATAACCTGTTGCGCACCTGATGGGGCGATAGGGTCATGAAGAGTAAGACTTAAAGCGTCAAAGTTAGCTCGTCCCGCGACATATCTACGCGAATTCATAAAGGCGATTTCCTGCTCCTCAATCGTGATAGATGGTCTATTCACGGTTTTGATGAGGAAAGAGTCAATGCCTTCGAGGGCGAATATCCACCGGTTCTTGCGTTTTGGCTCGAACTTGTTTGGTAGCATATCCGATACTGAAAGGGTTTCTGCAGCCATTGTAATTTCTCCTTAATATTGCTGTATATTATTAACTATTACTTTCCTTAAATCTCTGCGCCGGCATTTGTAACAACGAAGTCAAGTGAGATGAATTCGACGGCTCTTGTCGGTTGCAGGAAGATCTTTCCACGGATCGTGTTATTCTCAACATCTTGTTGAGTAGTTGTTGTTGTATCAATCACAACTTTAAATCTGTCAAGACCTTGTTGTGCTTGAATAGTGCTCAAAATAGGTTGAACCTGAGATGAAAACTTAGCAAGTGTTTCTTGTCTGTTAGGTTCAAAGAGGATTCGATTAGCAACGTTCTTGACCTTTCTTCTAATGTCAATCAGAAGACGTCTAACGTTTACTCTATCCAAAGAAGATTGGGCTTGTAGTAGAGTTTTCTGACCAAAGACTACCACTCCCTGAGATGTTGGGAATGATGTGATTGGATTGATGTCAGCTTCATACAGCTCGTCTAAGTTTGCTCTATTTAGCTTACACCAATTCTCGGTAGTAGATGCCAGGGCACCACGAGTGAAACCTGCAGGAGCAAACCATGGGTGTGCCAATTTATCATTCAATGATAGGGCGCCCAAGACCGCAACTGATGGTGGACACTTCACAAGAGAGCCTGTATCATCATCTAAGACTACACAGTCAGGGAAGTAAGCTGCAGCAAAACTGGAATCCATATTTCGATCTAAGAATCTATTAACCGTATTTTGTACGTTAATCTTATTCAAAGTACCGGTAGATCCAGAAACCAAGTTTGAGAAGCTTGTTCCTTCGTGGTTACATTCTTCAATATCCATAAGGTAAATAGCATCAAATCTTTCTTCGGTAGCATCCAGAGCATAATCAGTAATACCCGACTCTCTAATTCCTGGAATCGCGAGAACCTGAATATCAACGTCTGCTTTTGTAGCCATGATGTCAATACCTTTTCTAAAGGATGCCACGGTAGGACCAGCTGGACCACCTTGGTTTGTAGACCAATAAATCTCTCTAGCAGCCGCAATCGTTGAAAGGGCAGACCTTTCAGGATCGAAGATGTTTAGTCCATCATACCCTCCTTGTGGGAAGCATGTAAACTTCATATATCTCTTCGAAGCCTGTTGAGTAAAGTCTTTAGAGACATTGAGGAATCTGTACCCATTACCCGAGCCTTTCTCTGCAGAAGAAGCATAAGCAATGCCTGTTCTTCTATATTCTGCGTTTTTCCATTCTCGAGGATCAACTTCTTTAGCGGTATCACCATCTTTACACTTCACCAAGACTCTTTCTAAGGAGAATAAGTTTTTGTTAAACTCATCAACATCTAAGACTGATCCAGCTGTTGTGTTAGCAGTGCCCGTGTTATCTCTAACAAAGGCGGGATAACTAACTCCGAAAGATGGGTAATAGTTTCTAAAGGATTTTATCAAGTCGCTTACAGCCGTTCCCTTATTGTCGTTGTTACCATATTTGACGTCTTCCCATTGGACTCCCCAGAATAGTCTGCTGTTTACTGCAGCCTGAGAACCACTACCAACCTTGACGGTTCTTCGAAGTGGAATAGGTGGTTCAACAGGAGCACCAAGCAAGGTATTGTGGGCAGCAAGTGGAACTCTACCATCATAAAGAGTTGTAGAAGTATAATTTGGCTTCTCAAGCATCTCTCCCTGACCAGAAGTAACAAGGTGACCATGACCACGGAATCCGAATGGCAGGGCAGTATCTTCTTCAACGCCTGTTTCGACAGCATCGGTGACCTCGACCCTAACATAGTTAGATCTATTTGGATACAGACCTTCAACTACCAGCTTCTGATTATCTACCATCTTCTCAAAATCAAAGAATTTGTTTTGATCGCCAATGACTCTCCCAATGTATCTGTCTGAGCTTGGGTCTAGGTTGACACTTACATATTTTTCTAACACTATTTGGTCGAGATCTTGATCTCCCCAACTTCTAATCAAGACATCAAACTGTCCATACTTGTATGTTGCATCGCTGCTAGCTTGAACATTCTGAATAGAGACTTTCCAAGTCCTGTTACCAATCTCACCAGCATCCAATGAATGGAACCTAAAGAGATTCTTAAACCCACTACCTATCGTTTGGCTAATAATCCAAGGAGATCTAGAATGCTGGAATCTATCTTCGAAGCTTTCAAAATCTGGAACATAGGTTGATGCACCGCCCTCGGTCGCTCTCGTACCAGATCCAGAAACCAGAGCGATGATGTGTTCGTCTGACGAGGCTGCAGCTGCAGCACTGGCTGGAAGAGGAACCGCTAACGTTGATGGAACATCATAATGGCTATAAAGATAATGGCCTTGTTCTTCCAATAGAGCGGGGTCCGTATTGAACACTTTTGCAAAGTATGAAGGACTCTGAGGATTCAACGAAGCGGTTAAGCAGCTTGAGTATGTGTTAGTATTCGTAAATCCGTTAAGGAACATCTTGAATGTTTGATTTCCACCGGTAGATAAGTCTATTGCACCAAGAGATTCACCTGAGTCTGCAGATGCTCCACCATACGTTTTGTGGAATTCATCATAAGCTCTCAAAGAAGCAGAAACATTTGCTCCACCCCAACCCGAAAGAGCAGGTCTAACACCTGATGCTACCATTAAGACACCTCTAAGAATAGAGGCAGTGACTTCATTGGAAATTCCAGCATCTGCAAAATAGGTCGATCCAGCTGATTGACTCATAAGACAGTTGAGGAAGTATGTTCTACCAAGGGCGGAGCCTCGTTTAACTCCAAGTACTCCCTTAAGATAAACCGTTGCATCATTAGCTTCGTTCATGATTGAAGATCCACCACCACCAACTTTCATTGTGAATGTAATGTCTCTTCCGTGAACGGTTCTAGTATCTGCTGTAACCGTAACGTTGTTTCCATCGCTTCCAGCACTTGCAGTAATTCCAGCAATACCGCCTGTCTTAAGATCTGCATCTCCGAAGACGGCTTTGGTCTCATCTGTCGTACCGTTGATGGCCAATATAAGATTTGCATTTCTGTTTGCCGGCGAACCACTAGCATTATAATACACGACTGTATCGGCGTGGTCACCAGAAGTTCCAAGAGTTCCACCATTCCTTGCAATCAAGGTATAGGTAACTCCGGATCCACCCGCAGCTGTTGGAACATATATATCAACGCGGTCGTTGTTTGCTTCGGCAGACGTTTGAAATAGATCTACCGTTTTTGCATAAGCGCCAGCTGCAGCTTCGGTTGCATAACCATTAGCGGCTAAGTTACCTGTTCCTTCTTGGACTAGTTGATCTCCTACAACGAAGCCGGAGTTTGTAACCTTTCCGGTAGTCGATGACCTTTTCTTTCCATCTCCAATCCCGAGAACTCGGAGGAAAGTGCCTGATCGGGCGTTTTTCATCCATTCGTTAACGGCCATGGGACCAAAAAGTCTCGCATCAGCTCCACCGAATATGTTCTTAAAATCTTTATATGTTGCAAACGTGACCGGGACAAAAGCTGGCCCTTTCACTGCAGTTCCAATAACACCAGCAGGAATTCCCTGCGGTGCTGTTGTACCTGGTCCCGAGAGATCGATTTCTCTTGCTGAGACTCCCGGACTTTTCATAATATTTTCTGCCATGTTATAGACTCCTAATCAATTTCTTATCGATAAGTATTATTCAAACGCAACCCCGGCATTGGTAATGATAAAGTCGATTGAAATAAATTCTACCGCTCTTGTAGGAACGAATACGATCTTACCATTCAGCCGGTTGTTTTCTCTGTCTTCTTCCGTATTATTCGAATCATCCATTACGACATTGAAAGATTCAATACCTGCTTGGGCTTGGATGAGGGCTAATCTTGGAGCAACCAGATTTACAAAACGTTGTCTTGTTTGTGGGGTGTTTTGCTCGAAGAGAATCAAGTTAGCAACTTCGATTGTTTGACGTTTAACTTCTAGAAGCAATCTTCTTACGTTCACTCGATCTAATGCAGATTGAGCATACTGAAGTGTCTTCTGACCAAAGATAACGAATCCACTATTTGGAAAAGTTGCAATTGGGTTAATTCTCTTTTCATACAGAGAATCTCTGTCGGCCGCATTTAAACGAACCTTGACATTCTCTACAAAGCTTAGACCACCTCTATTAAATCCGGCTGGAGCATACCAGGGGTATGACACACTGTCATTATAACTAATGGCGCCGATAGCCGCGATAGAAGATGGAACAAGCACTCTTTTATTGTTTATTGGATCCGTAATAAAAACATCGGGGAAGTATGCTGCAGCGTAGTTGTTATCAAAAACTCTAGACTCTAGCTCTTCAGCTGTTTTATCAGTATCTGGTTTTGCACTGCTGTTTATGAACAGTCGATTACCGTCTTCGTCATATGATGGAATATCCATCAAATACATAGACATTTGATAGTCCCTATTCTTATCAGCTGCATGGTCTGTAACAAATGGCTCTCTAATTCCAGGAATCGCGAGAATATTTGTATTAACAGCAGTACCATCTGTCATAATGGAGATAGCCTGTCTATATGAAGCAATAACGTTGTTAGAGATACCAGCACCGAATGCGCTATTATCAGCTGTACCATAAGTACCTAAACCACCTGTGATAGAATCGCCAGCCAAGCCACCAACACTATCATCGGTGCATGTAGCTTTGTCGTTCATTTCACTAATATCTTTATTGAGAATATGAAGTCCATCAAACCCTCCATAGAAGATATTCGTAAATTTAGCATACTTGGTGAATCTGTTAAAGTATAATGAAGATGAATTCACTAGAGAGGCTAAAGTCAACCGATCCTTAGTGGCAACATTATCACGTACCGTGTATGTTTTTGGATTAACGACACCGTTACGAATATATGCAGCGTCTAACATATGCATTCCAGCTGAGCCTGTCAAACCTTCACCACCTGTTGCCATAATCTCACCATTAGAGAGACCTTGAAGCAAAGCAACTCTTGCAAGAGTAAACTTGTGGTTGTGGAAATTATCTGCTGACTTACCTTCCCACATGTGCTTAAGTTTGGGATTACCAAGATACTTGGTGTAGTTATCGACCAGCTTGTTTCTCTCTGAAGAAATATTAGAATCGTAAATAGATCCAGACTTCACACGAGTTGTTTTAACTCCCCAGTGTAATCTACTATCAACTCTTTCTTTTGGTCCAGGAGAACCAATGAAAGTAGGATTAGCGTTAACGTTTCCTCTTGTCTGCTTGAAAGTGAAAGGAAGCGGCGGAACAACTGATGATATCATCGAGTTATAACCTTCGCGACCAGCTCCCTGAGAAGCAAGTTGAGTTGTCTGATGCAGATACATAGCTGATTGGTGCCACCCAGTTGAACCAGAGGTAGAACCCGTTACCGTTGGAGTAGTCTTAAGAACAGGGATACCACGGAAACCAAAAGGCAGTGAGTCTGCTGGGATTTCTTCATTATAAACGGATTCGTTCATAACAATTCTAACATAAAGACTTTGGTTTGGATAACGACCAGAGATGACAAGACGACGTTCGTCTTCATCAGCAGTATCATGGTCAAAGTACGCCTTGTAA